CTAAACTTGTGCAAATAGCTTGCATGGTAAAAACATTGTCTCCTTGCACGTCGGTAGTAAACTTAATAGTTAAAGCCGTTCCGCTAATCAAGTCGGTAAAGAGATCATCAAACAAGTAATTGGTTGAAGAGTCGCCAGGCCCGGCATACAATGCCTCCGTAGAAAGTGTGCCAGATAACTGACCTTTCTTAACTTCTCTCCATCCTCCAGCTGCGGAATCCTTTGTAAGAATTTCACGCATTGCAGATGAAATGTTCATTTGGCATGATGTCGCGTAACCGATTGCAGTTGAATCTTTATACAAGCGCATCAACGTACCATTAATAATTCCAGTTGTTGCCATAATATTATTTTTTAGCTTTTTTCAAATCTATATTAACATCAATTTTTTCCAATTCATTTTCATTATTAAAATATTCCATTGGCATTGGCACTGGAATATAGATAGGTTGATGTGCTTCTTGCACTTTCTTTTCAGGCATCTGCTCCACGACAAAGTCATTGTCAAGCAGCTCCGCAATGCCATCTGCAACAAGTTGCTGGGCAAAGTCGGAAAGGAATACACCGGTTGCGCCTATTGGCTTGCCATTCCACTCTTTTATTAATCTTAGTTTCATCTTTTCATTTTTGCCATAAAATCAATACTCATCCAATAAACGTTTAAGTCTGCATTATAGACTTGGCTATCAGATGACATATATTTTATTGTTTGAATATTTACTGAATTTAATGTTCCGCTAAATCTGTCTAATCTATTTCGAACGGCATTTGATAGCGTTTGAGTAGTCTCGTAATTATTAGTATATACATCAAGCTGAACAGTAATTTCTTCCAAGTTGCTTTGCCCATCCTTGAAATCTACGGGAGTGGAATTAATAATAGTATAAACAATAAAAGGATATTGTACATTTTGAGGTGCGATGTCTGGATAGATGTTTAAGCCACACACACCAGTAACTGCAACATCTGTCGATAACCTTCCATATATTACTTTACCTATCATTTCCACCAGTTTTTAGGCATTCCATTTATTTGAGCTCTTGCCTCTTGTGACATTGCTTTGAACACTGGTATTTGTGCTAAATTTCTTGCTTTTAATACAATCTTTTGCCTCCATGCTTTTGCTGATCCGTAAACCATGTGCGCATAAAAGCCATTGTATTTATCGCCACTATTTAACTGTGTACCTTCACCCATATCTTTTATATAATGTGGGCCGACCGCTCCAAGTTTCCACTTGTATTTTTTAAGAATATCACTTAGTATTTGAATTGACCTTTTTAGGTTGCCAGGTTCAATTTTATAATGATATTCTCTTTCATATCTGCCTATACCTAATTTATTTTGCTTCTCTCCCCATGATGAAAAGTAGTGTGTCTTTTTTGATACAGGCACTAAACTCTTATAAACTTGTAAAGCTATGGGAGTAGCTGAATTAATAATCTCATGCCTCTGGTCTAAAGAAACAACTCTCATTATTTTTTCCATTTCCAAAACCGCATCTGCCAAACCAGTAACCACCAAAGCACTACTTGACCTTTTACCTTTGTAATTAGTTTTTTGTAAGTCTCGTAAATGTGATATTTGTTTTTGACTTAGGTATGACATTACACATAATTTTGAGCGTATGAACAAAAAAGATGTAAGTATAAGCTATCAACACTTATCTGAACATTTTCAATCTGGTAATATTTACCAATATAAATCAATCTTTGCTGCTCGTTTATGTCTGTTCTGTAACGACATATAACTTTTATTTGTGATAAGGCTGTAATCTTACCTCCTTCGACTTCTTCTTTATTATTTCCTTTATAGTCAACTGTTGCCCATATTTCTGCTACATTGCTCCACGTTTCAGTACCAAAACCAGTCAAGCCTACGGCACGAGTAACTTGCTGAATAGTTATCCTTTCCTTTAATTTACCAATTTCTTCTTTTTTATTAAATCTCATTATAGTATTTGTACTCGATATTGATCTAATAAATACTCTGATGCCGTTGGCATCTTCTTTACATAATCTTCTCTATTATCATAGCTATCGGCTATAATCATGAGAATAGCTTGTCTTATTTGCATAGGTACACCTGAAGACTGGGAAGAATATCCAGCCGTATAAATAATGGAAACATCATTAATATTTCCATACAACGTTGGCCATGTTTTACCGTAGCCAATGCTTAGCCTGGCAGGCTTACTAAAGGTATCAACTACATAGTCTGTCGCTGCAAATGTAGCAGTTGTATTTTCACTATTAGCATATTGAAAAGAGCTCACGGCAATAACTGGAGAAACACTAAGGTAAATAGTTGGATAATTTAGCCTATCTAATTTCTCTGTAATTGTTTGAGTTATTAATGATTGGTTTAAATAACGCTCTGCTATTTCTCTGGCACTTTGTATTAATGTTGTAATCAAAGTATCATCAGCTGAAGTATCAACCTTTAAATAGTTTTTTACTTCGGATAATGTCCAAATCTCATTAACAGGTGCAGTCGTTACTTTCCAAGCCATTACATTATTTTTAAAAATGGAGGAGTATATTCCAACTCCTCCATATCAAACCAATTATTGCTTATCCCAAATTCTTCAAATGCTTAATTGCAGCAGTTTGTAACAGCTTGCCATCATAACGAGCATACATTAAGAATCCTATTTCCATTTCGTCCATGAAACGCTCACGCAATGGCACAAGTACATTGTTGGCAACTTGACGAATAACATATTTACTCCAATCACCAAAGAAGATGATTTTTGCCGCAGTTGTTTGCGCAGAAGGCAAATCATTATTTACAAAATAATTGTAACCTAATAATTTATCTGGCGCACCTTCTCTTAATGATGGTTGAAATAATGGATTATTTGCAGTGTCAAAATTTAACTTTCTAACCGCAGATAAAATATTATCATGCATCATAAAAGCAACTGAAGGACTATTTCTGTAAGCAACATCTACACTATGAACAAGGTCAACTAAGTTAGCGGCAGTAAATGCACCAGATGAAGCAGACGCAACACCGGATGGAGCAACATCTCTAAATCCAGTAGGTTTACCTGAACCATCACCAGTTGTAAATGCAGTGTTTAAGCCACGACCTAAACGCTCACCTAACATGACAGGCAACTCTGTATTTAAAAGACCAAACTCATCATTTGCCCATTCCACAGAAACCTTTACCAAAGTGTTTAAAACGTGTGCATTAAATGTCTCTCTTGTGAAAGTCATATCCTGAACAGTAACCGCAGCTGCTTCAGTGTGCCAGTTGCCAGCAACAGCCGTATCATTTACTTTAGGATAGTACAAAGTACCAGCCTGGGGAGTAGTTATGATTCTTGACACTGTAAGCATTGGGCCGTAATAAGCCATTGTCTTTTCCAGCTCATAAGAGAATTGGTAAGGAATAACAAAACCACCAGCTAAACCGCTTTCAGAAGTTGTGATTGTTGCCGTTCCACGCATCTCTTTAAGCATACTTTGCTCACTGCTTGACAAAGACCTTTTGCAAAGTGCCTTAAAAAAAGCAGAGGTATACTCTGGAGATTTTACAATGTCTCTTTGATTAGTAGGTAGCATATTAATTGATTGCTCAATCTCTTGCGCTCCTCTACTTTCTTGGTTAATAGTTTCCCATTTTTCCAAACGAGCAATTTCATTGGTGTAGCTTGCAAATGACTTGTCAGCAGCATCCCATTGTCTGCTTTCATCCTCATTCATTAGCCTACTTTCCGTAGATGCTCTTTTTTGCAGATCCTCCATTATTGCGTAATCGGAAGCCCGCTTTTCTCTTAATTCCTTTGCAGTCATTATTTTGTTTTTAAATTTATTAAGTGCAGGGCATTCCTGCGTAACTCTGATTGTATGTTAATTTCTGATTTTACAGAAATATCAATTACTTTTTGCAACTCCTTATTAACTGCACCTTGCACTTCCTCATAGCTGCGCTTGGCAACCATGGTATCTGGATTGGCTGGGTAGGTCACTGGAGAGACATCATATACTTTTTTAATTCCTCTTATTACTCTTTTAGGTTTCATACCTTCCCTTTCCTGCCAGTCTTCAGCCTCTACGCTAAAAGCAAAAGAAGATTGGTAAACATCGCCACGCTTAACCATTTCCAAAAGATCATTGCCTAAAGTTGTATTAGGAGCCTCAAACTCATATTCCATAGCAGAACCAGTAACTTTTAATTTTAAAGTACCTGATTTTGTTCTGGCAAGTACCATGTTAGCATCATGGTTAAAAAGTGCTACAACATCATTCATATCTGCATTGGTAAATACATCTTGACTCATTTCTTCATCATACCAACCCATGTCATAAGATGAATTAAACACCGTAGCCGTTCCTACGATTGTGCGAGATTCTGGCATTGCCCTAAACTCGTAATTTATACTTCTCTTTTCCATTTATTTTAATTTATGGTAATTTCTTCACCATTGCCATTCATTTCTTCTTCACCTTCTTGTGCCATGCCTTCGGAGGATGGCTCTATCTTTATGTTTGATGCTAAAGGCAAATCATAACTATCTCCACCAGGATATGGATTCATATTTTCTTTAATCCTAATTTCGTTAGGTGAAATTGCTAACACATTGCGCATAGTTGTGTAATAGGAAGATCTTGCTGCCACATCACCACGCAATAAGCCATCAAGATTAAAACGAGTGCAATAATTGTATTTTTCAGCTTCAAAAAATATCTTCCTATTAAATTCTGCCTCAATCGTTTCACACAATGGCATAATTGTATAATTAACAAACATCTGGCTAAGTTGCTCCATGTTGCTAAATGTTGCCTTATCCATATCTTCCAACAAAACACCTGGTACACCTGTCATGCGCGCAATGTCCGCAATGGTTGCCTTCTTGGTTTCATTAAAAGCTGCGTCA